AAATAGCATCTTCCAATGATCTGTGTAAATCTCCTAACAATCCGGACGAATTGCGTATATTTAGCTCTTGGTTTCCTCCTTCTTCTGAAGGATAAATTTCGTGTACTTGCCACCATTCACCTGTTGGCATATTGTTTTTTTCATAAGCTAGATTTTTTTTATCGTCATAAAAATAATTTCCGTCTTGTCGCAGAGATTGAATGTAGTCTTTTATTTTTGATGATCCATGGGACGCTTTTATAGCGCCAGCAAGACCAGATAAACCGCGAATGTCAGCAGGGCCTACACCCTGCCATCTTTCCCAATCTTCAATCGCGTTAACATCGTTTTGATTGGCAATATCATCACCGCGCCCTAACTGCCATTCGATGTTCTTTTTATAGTTTTTCCAATCTTCTAACAGAGAACTGAGACTAGCCATTATCTTCCGTAGCCATCACTGTAAATGTTGTACCGCATCTGTGATGTATTCATTAAACACACATCTGTTTGCAATGTATTTGTACGCTGATTCATGCGTTTTAAGCGAATTAACGCAGCAGTGGCTAATTGAACAGTCGTTGGCCGTATATCAAATTGATATTCTTCAGCAATTCTCGTTGAAAGATTAAACACAATGGCTTCCCAATAACCAGGAGGCAATTGGATTGGTGCAGATGGATCAACAATCATGCTAAACGGTTTCCAACTCGTTAGCGTAATTGTGCCTGGAGCAGTAGATGCACCGTTATTTGCGTATAATGGGTAAATATAACATTCAGCGATTGGAAAACTAGGCTGATAATACAGGTATCCAGGAAAGTTTGTTTGTAATGTTTTTAGCCTAATGTCGTTGTAATCATCATAATTGATTACTTGCATTGGGTAATCTACAGGAATTGAACCGTTCGTAAGCGTTAAATACGCTCCAACAATTTTACTTGGTCGAATTGTGTTCCAAATGCCACCTAATCCAATCGTGTATGGGTTTTGTGAAGCAATAAGCGGAAATGTTTCTCTTTTTACTTCATAAAGCATTAATTCATCTAAAGACCAAGAATCTAGCATCCTGTTTAAAGATTCTAACCCGTCTTTTAATTCTGATGCTGTTAAGTCTACGTCTACCGCAGAAACTTGTATCAGTCTCATGGCGGCTCGAATAATATCGTAACCCGTATACAGTTGGCCTACATTATTTGTAACGTTTGTGGTAACTGTAGTAACGGTTCCTGGTGTATCCCATAAATTAGGATCTGTTTTCCATACGTTAGGATCAAGCTGCCAAATTGAACTTGGAAGCGCCCAAATGTTTTGTATCAATTGGGAATTTGTTAAATTTCCGCCACCTAACAAAATGTCATAATAAATATCGTTGTCCGCATAAAAACTAAAATAATTATCAACAATTGCAATTGGTTGGACTAGAGGCTGAGTTAAAGCAGAATCAGAATAAACGGTTGCAACAGTGTTTGTTGATCCATTAATGACAACATAACTACCAACATTTATTGCGCTTCCAGTGTAGGTTCCGTTTAAATTAAATGTGAAAGTTGTGCTATTTACTATTGATGCAACAGCATAAGTCCCGTTGTAAAGAAATGGCGTAACACCAATTAGAGATATTGATGTGCCAGCAGATAATCCATGAGCAGTTAATGTAGTGACGGTAACAACATTTGCTATTGACGTAATAGTATAAATATTTGCGCCAACTGTTGTGTTAACCAAAAATACTTCAGCAAAAGCATTTCCAAGAGTAGAACCTTGCGGAGGTATTAACGTTAATTCAAACAGTTGTGACGCCATATTACTTGATCCTTTCCATTGTTACTGAATGTACGTTAATGGTGTCACCAGCAGTAGCAGTTCCCGTTTGGCCCACTCTAAAATCTAAAGTTGAAGTCGTTGTTAAACCCGTTACAGATGTAGGTGTAACCAAATATGTTAACAAAGCTACACCTGCGGTTGCGCCAACGTTAGCTTTTAATTGCCCTGTAATCCATGCTGCAGTAGCGCTAGAACCAGATATTTCAAACTCAACTGACCATAGTGTTGTGTTTGCCGTTGTGAGTACGTTTCCTGTAGTAACTGCCGTTAAAGCTGTGGAACCCCAAAAACATGAAATCGTAAACTGCCTAAGGTTTGAACTAGTTATTGCGGCGTAAGTACCATACGCAACAACACGCCAAACAGAACCAGCAGCCATTGTTTGTGCAGCAAGAGTAACGCCGCCGGTTGCCAATGTAAGAGAACCTGCAACAGCGGTGACAGCAGTTAATCCTCCATTTTTAGCTAAAACACCAGATGTGCCTACTGATGTTGCTGTCAGTGATGTAAAGGAACCAGATGCTGGTGTTGTTCCGCCGATGGCAGGAGGAGAAGCAAATAAAGAAGTGAACCCAGTACCGCTAACAGAACTGGAAGCAGTCAATGTGGTAAATGCTCCTGTAGAAGCTATATTAGTTCCTATTGCTGTTGAGTTAATTCCAGTAGATGTAACTGAAACAACAGGTGTTCCGTTTGCATAGCCTCCAGCATAAATTGCTAAAGAATCTGATGTTCCTAATGAGATTTGCCCTAAGCTTAAAGATTGATTGTAATCAATCAAAATTCCATAATAAAAGGATGTATAGGCTTCAGTTGAAGGCGCAGACATCCAACAAGCATTTGTTGTTGTGTCCCCATTTACGGTTAAAAAGCTGACATCAGCTCCAGGCGAATTAATCAGTAAGTGACCAGCATTTGTTAGCTGTAAAACTGGTGCTCCGGCTTGATAAAACAACAAAGGATCTTGGCAATTTATAAAACAAGATCCAGAATTTAAAACACCTAATTCAAATGGAACTATTGAAGTTGGCGTATCTACAGTCCCGTAAATCCATACATTATTTGAGGCTACATTTAGATTGCTGTCCAAATATAATCCAGATCCTGTTCCAGCACCATCAGTTACCTGTGTCATTGACCCATTCAGGCCAAGAGGAGTCTGTAATAAGTACCCGTAGCTTTGGTTTATGTTTTGTGGACCTAGATTTGACATGGCTTTCTCACCAATTAAGAATCTTCAGATTTGGCAGGTCTGCCACGCTTTTTTGCAATGCTTTCTGGATTTAAAAATTCTTCAGATATGAGCCAACCATCTTGGGTAAACTCTTTTAATTCTTGCTCATCAATAGCAATTTTGCTGTTTTCGTATGAGTCTTTATGAACAGAACAAGGAAATTCCATATATCACCCATTAAAAAAGGGGAGAGGCAATACCCCTCCCCAGTCTTACCGATTAAGGATTTGACCCAGCAACAACACCAAAGTTGTTGAACCTCGTAATACCAAAATCCGTAAGGACTGGGTAAGAACGAATTATTTCAACTAAGTATGTGTCGGCAGGAATTGCGGTTCCGTTTGTTCCAGAGTAAGCAATAGCAACGGTATTTGCTGCAGATACTCTAACGTTAGCAATTGAGAGGTTAGTCACACCAAATCCAGCGGGAGCGCAGACAGCAACATAATCGCCAACTTGCACGCCGTTGATTGTGTACGTTACCTCTGGGGCAGATGTACTAAAGGTTCCAGCCGCAACAGGGACGGATACAATAGCCGTCATCCGTTGAGCGGAAATATTAACAATATTTGGAGCAGCCATTTTTCTATTCTCCTCTAAATTAACCAGTTACACGGCAAGCAAGTTCTGGGTAGATCGTGCTAAAGCCGTACAGAACATCAAGACGCGTAGGCAACTGGTCAGAGTTAATATCGTATTGGCGAACCATACGAATTGACAAACCATCTGCTGAAGCGCGTCCAGCCATATCAACACCTTGTGGAAGCAGAAGATCCGCAGTACCCAAAGCAAAAGCATCACGATGATATGCAATTGATTGTGCGTAAGTAGCTGCTGAACCGCTGTTTCCAGATAGGATTGTAGCCGTACCAGTAGGAATGGTTCCGCTGGTGCTAGTTACGTTTTGGAACTGGCCAGAGAATACAGGTGTTGGGAAAATTGACAGAGAAGTTGAACTTGCTGCCGCATTAGCCGTAACAACAAAGTTACGCAATACACCCGTAGACTGTCTGTTCTGTGGGTTAACCGCATATACGTTAGGAATCGTAAACACAGTGCCGGCAGTCAGCGTGCCAGAAAGTGAGCTAATCGCAAGCGTAAATGCTGTTTGTGCATTAGTCTGAACTGAACCACCAGCCTGTGCAGACACAGTAAATGCTGTGCTTGTGCCGGTTGTAAAGTTAGCTACGTTTTGGTCCATCGCGAAATTGAAACCAAGTGTGTTATCTCCCATAGCGCCCTTCTCAAAGATTTTTGAGATAACACCCTGTGGGTTAAACAAATTGGTCAAACCAGAAACGATACCAACATCCGTTTGTGGATCAACAACTAGATGACGCAAATCATCAGCCGGAGCTGCTTCTTGGTTCAAACGTGAACGAGCTGCAAGAATTGTTTGCAAACTCTGAGCCTGAGTAGGTGAACCAGAAAGAGTACCAGGAGTACCAACCAAGTTGTATACATTTACAAACTGCTGAAGACCATCATAGTCGATTTTGTTCGCAATAGCAGCAACTGCTGGTTTGATGAAACGATCAGAAAAATCGCTGATGTTCAAACTCAAATCCTGAGTTGTGAAAGCCATATCAACACCAAACTGAGTGTTAAGCGTCAATGGTACGTACGTTTCAACAGAGCTTTCGATCTGAAGAGCAGGACCAGTACGGCCTACATAGCGAGGTGGTTTACGAAGGTTGATCGTTGTACCGATCTTTGCGCCTTCGATAGCAAATTTATCATCATATTGACGACTGATTGAACGAGTGAAGACCAACTGGTTGGTTAGTACGCGCAGGGCTTCATTTGTAATCATGCTTATGGTAAGCAATTGATTAGCCATAAAAATTCTCCTAAACGAAAAAAATAAAGGGTTTTAGCCTAAAGTTTTTTCCAGATAGGAGCCGTTCCCTCGAATGATCCAGATTTTTTTGCCTGACATGCAAACCGGCTAAAGTTTACAAGACGTAGCGCATATATATCATGAAATTAATCATATGTAAAATGGAGCCTCCACCCAGAGTTGAACTGAGATTAGATGCTTACAAGGCAACTGTTTTACCATTAAACTATAGAGGCAATAATGGCTTCGGGACATGGATTTGAACCACAATTAACAGGATCAAAACCTGTTGTCCTACCTTTAGACGATCCCGAAACAATCTTTCTTATCGGTTAAGCCTAGCTCTGCGCTCTTCACGCTCTTTGTTGTTCATATAAGCAATATAATCCTTAGTGGACATATTGGCAGGATCTGTTTTAGAGCTCGAAGTACCTGTTCCCATAATTGGCTTAATGGGTGTAGGAGCTGTTCTTCCCTGAGCTTCTGGTCTAATCAATGAGGCTATTTTGATTCCTGCTTGAATTGGATTCATACTAGCTATTTCATAAGCTAATGCAGGATCTTTACCGAGCTGATAAGCAATATCAGGACCATTATCCAAACCCAAAAGCGCCTGTCTGATGGTTGGATTATTAGCCAGTCGAGCATCTGATGTAATGGTTTCAATAACTGAATCATAATCAGGATATTTTGCTCTAGCTGCCGTTTCTGCTGTTTCTATTTTTGCTTGTTGAGCAGCAATCCTTTGATGCTGTTCTCTTTGCTCATACTCAGCCGCCACTGCTTGCTTTGCTTCTTCAATTGCAGAGATTCTAGTGTACTGCATCATTGCATCCATGTACCTAGGATCATACTGACCCCCAGCAAAATCAGCTGGATTAGGAGGTGCAAACTTAGGTGTTTCTGGTTCGTTTCTTGGTTGTAACCGTTGGAGCATTTCCTCTTGTTGTGCTAGAACTTTCTCCAGTCGTTCAGCTTGTCTACGAGCTTCATGCTTGTCTCTAGTGAGCTCATCAATGCGTTTTTTATACCAAGGATCTTGTTTTTCTGATGCTTCAGACGCTTCACCTTCAGATCCTTCAGCGTCAATTTCAGTGTTAACCTCTTGAATTTCTTGGGCCTCTGCCTCTGGTGCAATGTGCGCTTGAATTTCATTTTCTTCACTCATTTGGAGTTTCTCCTGGTTTTGCTGATCCGGTAAGTGCCTGAATATCAGGCTTTTTTGTCATGGCTCCAGTTGTTCTTCTAGTCGCTTTTTGCGGTCTAGGAGCTGGTCCATTTGCTCCTTGTGGAGTTGGTTGTGGCATTGCACCTTGTGATCCACTTGGCTGCATGACCATTTGT